AGACAAAGGCGTTCGACGTCACCACCCTGCCCGTCAACTCCGATCTTCATCACAGCTTCGAGCCCACGGTGCTGGTCGTCGATCCCGCCCGCACGGTCAAGGCCACGTCCTCGCTCACTGGCTACGTGGTGGCGAGCTTCGCCAACGCCAGGATGACGGTGTGGGAGGCGTTCGGCAACCTGGATAGACCGTCCGATATCATTGAGAACATCTTCCGCCTGCACACCCTGCATAACCTCACGTTCATTGGCGTCGAACGGGATGGGCTGGAGGAGTTCGTGCTCCAGCCGCTCAGGCAGGAGATGCTCCGCCGGAACACATTTCTCCCCCTCATTCCCCTCAAAGCCCCGAAGAACAAACACGAGTTCATCCGGTCCTTGCAGCCGTTCATCACGGGAGGAGACATCGTCTTGGCCAAGCCCTGCCCCCAGCTCCAGGCGCAGCTTCAGAACTTCCCCGCGGGTAAGATCGATACCCTCAACGCCCTTGCCTACGTGCCGCGCATGTTCCCCGGCCAGCCCATATACACGGGCTTCGACCCCACCCTCCAGACAGCAATTTTGGACGAACCGGGCCACACCCGCGCGAACGCCCCGGCACTCTACGCCGTCGCGGCGACGTCCACGGAAGCCGCCGCCGTGGCCGTCTCACAGACGCGCCAGGCGACGATCATCCTCGCCGGCGTGGTGGTGGAGGGTGCGCCCGGCACGGCCGTCCCTGAGGCCCTGGCGCACGTCCGCGCCCTTGTCGCCCGCCCCGGCGGCGTAGTCATCCCCCGCGCCCTCCACATCTACGACACCCTTGGGCTCGCCGCCGTCCTGCGCAGCCAGGGGGAGAGCCCCTCCACGGGTGCAGACCCCGCTCGTGCGCGAGCGCAGTTGCAAAGCCTGATAGATACGCGTAGACTCCAGGTTGCGGAGCAGGCACCCTGGGTGCTGCGGGCCTTGACGGGCGGGTACACCTACGATATGGACGCCAAGACCCCTAAGCAGAACGCCTACCGCACGCTCATGGAGGCTGTGGAGGCTGTGGTGCCCGTCTTCGCCAATCAAGCGCAGGGGCTAGAAGGCCATCGGGCCGTGGACCCTCGTAGTGGCAAGACATTCTTAACAAGCCGCCCGGATAGACATACTTATGGCTGAGCCAACAACGATATACCTCAATGATTACAAAGAACCAGAGCACCTGCTAGGGGACGAGGATATTGATGAACAGCTTGAGAAGCTGTTTAAGAAAGTGTCCAAGGGCTTCGAGGATCAGCGAGAACGTACAGACGCGCTAGCTGACTACTGGGATATATATAACTGTAAACTTAATCAGCACCAGTTTTATTCGGGTGAGAGTAAAGTCTATCTCCCGCTCGTCAATAACGCCATCCAGGCGCGCAAGACGCGCTTCACGAACCAAATCTTCCCGCAGTCCCGCCGCCATGTCGAAGCCGTCACCACGGACGGCGCGGTGCCGGATAGTCTTCTCTCCCTCTCTGAGCACTATATCAGCCAGACGAAGCTGCGGACGGAGGTCATGCCCGCGCTGTGCGTGAACGGCGACGTGGAGGGGAGTTACCATCTCGCGGTCTCCTGGCGGAAATACGAGCGCACGATCAAGCGCCGGGTGAAGTTGCCCATTGATCCCGCCACTTCTCAGGCCAACGCGCCAGATACGGAGGCGGTCTCCGTGGAGCGCGTCGTGGACGGCCGGCCGGAAGTCGAGCTTATCCATGACTGTGACGTGGTGGTGCTGCCCGCTACAGCGGACTCCATCGACAACGCCTTGGCGCGCGGGGGTTCGGTCTCAATCCTGCGCCGGTACACCAAGCCCCAGATCGAGCAGTTCAAGGACGATGGCACATTCGACGCACAGGCGGCGGAAGACCTCCTGGAGGTCATGGAGGATGTGTCCCATAAGTCTCAGAATAAGAACCAGTCGAAGAAGCTCGCGGAGGAGCTGAAGATCAAGGTTCATGGCGGCGGCGAACTGGATGTATATGAGATATGGGCGAAGCTGAAAGTAAAGGAAACTTCCGAGAGTTCTGGGCCTACTGGTGGCAAGTCAAGCAAGAAAGAGAAGCCAAAGCAAAAAAGCAAGCGGAAGCTCTGCCAAGTATTCATAAAGGCGGACGGAATTGTTCTCGGGTGCCGGGAGTCTATCTATTGGAACAACCGTGTACCCGTAGTATCATGCCCTGTTGTGAAGACTGCGGGTGCCTTCAAGGGGGACTCCAGAGTTAAATTTTGCGCAGACATGCAGTACAAGGCGAATGACTGTGTGAATATTGCTATGGACTCGGCGATGTACTCGTTGATGCCCATCGTCATGACGGACCCCAATGAGAACCCGCGCGTGGCGTCCATGATCATGTCTATGGCAGCGATCTGGGAGTGCAATCCGCGTTCGACGACCGTCATTCAGTTTCCGGACTTGTGGGAGAAGGGGTTCGGCTTGGCGCAGATGGCGCGTGAGGCCATCCTGCAAACGCTGTCGGTGACGCCGGCCGCGATCACGCAAGGGTCCAGCCGCAAGAAGCCGACGCAGGCGGATATCGCCAACGAGCAGGCGGTGGACTTGCTCACCACGGCGGACGCGGTGACGGTGTTGGAGGAGGGCATCCTCACGCCGCTCATTCAGTGGTTCGTGGACCTTGACTATCAGTTCCGCGACCGGGCCTTGACGGTGAAGAAGTATGGGCCTATGGGTGTGCAGGCGCAGATGGAGGAGATCGAACCCCTCCAGATGAACGAGCGCGTGGAGTTCAAGTGGCTGGGTGTCGAAGCCGCGCGCAACGCGCAGCAGGTGCAGCAGCAGATCGCCGCGATGAACATTCTGCGGGGTGTGCCGAAAGAGTTTTATCCGGGGTATGAGCTATCGCTGCAACCGGCGATAGCTCAGCTTGTGGAGTCCACGTTCGGCCCGCGCCTCGCTGGGCAGATTTTCAAGCCCTCCACCGCGATGCAGTCCATGCCGGCCGAGCAAGAAAATCTCATGCTCATGGATGGCTTTGCCGTGCACGTCTCCCCCATGGATGACGACAAGCAGCACCTGGAGCAGCATCTCCACTTCCTGAAGACGGGCGGCCCCCTGGCGGACACGCATGCTCAGTTGCGCGCCCATATCCAGGAGCACATGATAGCCGTCCAGCGCAAGCAGATGGCCATGGCTCCGGGAGGGGCACCAGGACAGTCAGGGAAGCCCGCCCAGCCCGGCGGCGCGCCAGGGCAGGCTCGTCAGGGGGCGATGCCAACGCGGCTCCCCACGGGCACACAGAATCCTCCAGGGTCCATCCCCGCGGATCAGATTAACCCCGCGGTGCGGGCGGGCCGTATGCCGAGAGGGAACCAAAGTTGAGGGGCATGATCTGGACCAGCACCACCGCCAAGGGTTATGCCGCGCTGTTCGCCAAGGCGCGCGTTACGCGGCAGGTGGCCGCTTGCGGCGCGGCGGAGCGCATTCTCGCGAAACGAACGGAGTATGCGTCCGTCCAGGCGAGGACGGGGGTGCCTTGGTGGTTCACTGGCCTCCTGCACATGCGCGAGAGCGGGCAGGATTTTTCGACGTACCTGGGCAATGGGCAGGGTCTCGCGCACAAGACGACGCTCGTGCCGGCCGGGCGCGGGCCGTTCGAGTCTTTCGAGGACGGCGCGGTGGATGCGCTCACGCTTCAGGGGTTCACGAAGGTGACGGACTGGAGTGTGCCCCATGCGCTCTATTTGGCGGAAGCTTTCAATGGGTTCGGATATGTTTCCAAGGGTGTGAACAGCCCGTACATCTGGGCGGGAACGGATCAATATAGCGCGGGCAAGTTCGTAGCGGATGGGCGCTTCAGCCTAACGGCGGTGGATGCTCAGCTCGGGGTGGCTTGCGTATTGAAAAACCTCATGCTAATTTCTCCGCAGGATTTCAATAAGGAGGCGGCAATGTTAGTTAATAATAACGCAACAGCGGGTGTGAATGTCTCCACAACCTCGCTGGTAACGGGTCTTCTGGGAACTGTGATGAGTACACTTGTAGGCGTAGGCGTTCCGGTTGTGCAGTCCTTTAGCGGGGGTGCAAACATCGTTGGTATTGCAACGGCAGTCCTCGGGCTCTTGTCTGCGGCGGCGCATGTGTGGAACCTTCTCTCCCACAACAGCGCAGCGTCTGCGAACACGCTGGCCCTGGTGGACGGGTTGCAGAGTCAGTTGAGTGGTGGTGCAGCGTCTAAAGAGTGATTGGAGACTAGTTAATGTCTCTTGTACATATTATTGTTAACCTAACAAAAAGGATTGCCCACATGTCGGCAACACTTGATGCCGTGAAAGCGGCTCTGACTAACGCTTCCTCTGCTGTGACGGCTGCTGAGCAGCGCATTGCAGACCTCAAAGGCGGGATCGCCACGCGCGATGCTCACATCACGGACCTGACGACGCAGATTACGGCGCTCCAGGCGGCGGCGGCCGTCCCTACGGCTTCGGGTGCCACGGATGACGAGCTGTCGGCGCTGAAGGCGCAGATTGACGCGCTGGCGCTGGCGGCTTCGGCGGACCTTGCCGCGTAAATAGGGTGTAAGCGGGGATGTATGAGCCACGAACCTCTCGCAGATTGCATCCGTCGCCAGACGGTGTTGGAGTTGACGCAAGCGCAGCACGGGGACCAACTGCGAGAGGTGACGGCGATTATGGAGCTGGCGGCGGCGGCGGTGGTCCGGGGAATTTTCGGGATCACCGCCGCAGCAGCGACCCTCGCTTGGCATCTTTACGCGGCCGGTACTGGGCTATAGCTGTAGGGGCGCGGGTGTTTTTCATCCTCGCCACCATGGCGTTCGCAGGCCGGCTTGCATGGTCGGCCTGCAAATATTGCGGTGTCAATTTTGGGTAAGCGGCAAACATGATACACGGCGATGACGATGATGGTGAGGTCCTCCCTAATGGCTCACCGATCCTGGACGATGAAGACGCAGTTTCCGTTGGTGAAACGGATGAGAATGAAGATGAGGGCGGCGGCGCGGGCGAGACCCTTGACGACACCAATGACGAGGACGGCGAGGATGACGCGGCGGGCGGTGAGCCCGAGCCGGAACCGCAGCCCAACAGCCGGCAGCGCCGGTCGCAGACGCGGTGGCAGAAGACGCAGGAGGAGCTGGCCGCCACGCGCAAGCGGGCGGAGGAAGCGGAGACCCGCGCCAAAGCCCTAGAGGTCCAGCAGCAGCGGGAGGCCACGGAGCGTCAGCAGACGCTTGAGCAGCAGCGCGCCGCACGCCGGGAGATGATGACGCCGGAGGAGCGCCTCAATGACGAGGTGCAAGAGCTTCGGGCGCAGATGCGCTACAACCGCGAGATGGATGAGTTCCAGCGCCATGACGCCGCGGACAAGGCCAACTTCGACGCCATGGTGCGCACGAACAAAGTCTACGCCCGGCATCAGGAAGCTGTTGAACGCAACTTGAAAGATATCCGGGCGCGTGGTACGAATTTATCAAGAGATGCGATATTGCGGTATCTTATCGGGGATGAAGCTTTGAAACAGGCAACGCCTAAACCAGCCACTCCGAAAGCAACGCGCAAGGTCACATCCAAACCAACGAATTCGCGGGGTGACGGAGCTTCTACGCAAAGCGGCCGCAGCTCTTCGTCAGCAAAAGAACAGCTAATTAAGAGACTGACAAACATCCCGCTCTAGCGTAGGAGCCTGGGGTAATGAGGTTTAGGTCATAGAGAGTGCTTAGCATTTTCCCCGCCAACGCGGGGTTTTACCGCTAAGTACTCCCTAGGGCCTAAGCCTGGAGACAATAATTATGGTAGCTACAAATTCGGCTTCTAGTTTCAGCAGCGACATTGAGTCCTATATCGCGACTGAGACGCTCCCCCTTTTGCGCAAACAGCTCGTGGTGTACCGCCTCGGCGATCCGCTGACGCTGCCCAAAGGCCGGGGAACATCTTACACCGCAACGCGCTTCAACCGCGTCCCTCTGCCGTTTCAGCCGCTGAGTGAGGGTGTCGCCCCTCCCGGCGAGTACATGACGTTGGCGCAGATCACGGCGACGGCGCAGCAGTGGGGCGACCGCATCATCATCACCGATGTCGCGGAGCTGACGATCAAGCACCCGTTGTTCCAGAAAGCAACGGAGCTGACGGCGCTTCAGATTTCTGAAACGCTGGAGCGCAACTGCTTCAACAGCCTCCTGGCCGGTACGCAGGTGGACTACGTCAACGCGCGCACTGCTCGAGCCAGCCTGACCTCCACGGACGTGGTGTCCGGCACGATCTTCAACCGGGTGTTCGCGCAGCTTCATACGCTGGGTGCACCGCGGTACAGCGGCGACGAACAGACGGACGTGATCCTCGAAGCCGACAGCGGCGGCGCGAAGGCGTCCTCCAGCCCGCGCGGTATGCCGCACTACATCTGCGTCATGCACCCGCTGGTTCAGGCGGACCTCTACGCGGACTCGATTATCATTGCGGCGATGAGTTATTCCGACATCAACCGGCTCTACAACTTCGAGTTCGGCGAGTGGCGGGGTTGCCGGTTCTGCATGTCCAACATGGTGCCCTTCTGGACGGGTTACGCGGCGGCGACGGCGAGCGATGGCGGCAGCGGCGGCACGGCGTTGAACGGCACGTATGCCGTGCAGGTGACGGGCAGCGATATCCAGAACCAATATGAGTCCTACGTGTGCGCCAAGCAGACGGGCCTCAGTGTCACATCGGGACACACGATCACGCTGACGACGCCAAGTGACACAAACTACACGTACAACGTGTACGTGAGCGCGGCGGGTTCGACGGTCATGGGCAACCTTGGGCTGTGCGCTTCGGGTCCGAGCTGGGGTCCGTACACGGGCCAGGCGATCCAGTTGCCGGCCGCCACGTCCGTGACGATCACGGGCCTCGGTATGGCGCAGACGCCGCCGGCGTATCCTGGCAACACCACGGGCCTCACGGTCTATCCGACCTTTGTCTTCGGCCGGGGTGCCTACGGTCAGGTGATGCTGGACGATGTGTCGTTCTCCTACCTGAAGGAAGCCGACAAGTCCGACCCGCTGAACCAGTTGCGTATGTTGGGTTGGAAGACTTACTACGGTACGTTGCTGGAGAACAACCAGTTCATGGCGCGTATCGAGTCGGTAAGCGGATATAGTACAACGTTCAACTAATTGCTGTGTGGGCAATGGAGCTAGGGGGCTTAAACACCCCCTAGTCTTTTTACAGGTGAGATCATGGGAATTAGTTCGCGGCCGGATAAGTACTCGTCTAAAGCTAAAGCAGTATCGGTTAAGCCCGAGGAAGTGGAGGACGCTTCCGGCCTTTTGACTGAGGCTGAACGGGAGAAGCTTATTGCGGAAGTTGAAGCGGAGCTTCGTAAGGAGCAGATCGCTAAGGCTAAAGTAGACTTTAAGGATGCGGTTAAGCTTAAAGCTCGTATTGAGCAGGGGCTTGAGGAAGAACAGATCGCGGTCCAGATTGATCTGCCGGGGTTCTCTAAGGACATCCGCATCAACAACAAGCCCTACACGCATGGCGAGATTTACACGGTGCCCGCCTCGGTGGCAGAGACGCTGATGGACATGATGGCTCGCGCGTGGCGGCATGAAGAAGAAGTTGGCGGCGCGAACCATGACGTGTATCGTAAGCGCGATCGCTCGGGGAACCGCGCGCAGTACGCCAGTATTTCGGCTCACGGCGGCGTCACGAACGCGCCGATGGCCGCGCCGGTTATGCCGGCCCCGCCACTCACGGCCATGTCGGCTGGACGGCTACAACCTCCTGTACGCGTCACATCAACTGCAAACCTCAAAGGATGACAATGTCTGAGAAGCCCACACAAGTAACGGTTGCTCCCGGTGTTACGTTCTCTTTCAGTATCGCGCTTGATAAGATTGGTAGCAATGCTGTAGCGCAGTTCCATCTCCCGCTGGGTATGGACGACGCTGAGATGCATCGGCACACGCGTAAGGCGATGCGCATCCTTGAACTGGAGAAGCTGCGCATTGATGCGGATATGCTGGAGCTGGAGCTGAAGTTGTCGGCGGGTACGCTGGTGTTTATGAAGGCGGACTTGATCGAGGAACACGCGAAGCAGGATGCGGCCAAGAAGGGCAAGCATTCTGTGGCTACATCTGATAAGCACCGCTTGTTGATGATGGATAACGATTACAAGAAGAACCAGGCACTGCACGATCAGAAAGTGCTCCGCCTACAAGAGATGAAAGATCGCCTCAATGGTGCTGGCTTGTAACCAGATTGTTAATCTCGCTTGTGCTATTGCTAAAGCGCCCGGCATGATCGTTCAGGCCGGGCAGTTTTTTAATGTGATACTCAACGAGCTTGCGGAACTGAACGACTTCGAGCTGTCTCGTGGGCTGTGGACAATTAACACGGCTACTCCGGCTGGTGTTACGGCTACCTCCAGCACACCGTACTATAATTTAGCACCTGATCACCTGCGTATTTTGGGGGACGGGGTGTTCTATCTCGTGGATGGAACACCTATGACGCTTATTCAGAAGCAGTTGAGCGAGTTTGATCAGCTCGTTAATACCCCTAGCATTAAGTCACAGCTCTTGTTTTATGCTGTGGACGATAGCTCGTCCCCGCCCACGATTATGTTCTGGCCTTCTAACAGTGCTTACACGGTTAATGTTAGGTACATTAGGCTTTTGCCAGATATCGTGACGCCTGAGAACTCCTCCGCTATTCCTTGGTTCCCTTTGCAGCAGTATCTCATAGACGAGCTGGCTGCTAGGATGATGTCCATAAGTGATGATGTGCGTCAAGAGAAGTTCCACGACAAGGCTAGCAAGCTACTACGTAAATGGCTAATCATGCAGCGCGACATGGAATCCACTACTCTACGAGTTAAGCTTGATCGTAATAGGTTTGGGTCGGATTACTCAAGTCTCAAAGACACTAAAGAAATTGGTAGCGGCTTCGGATGACCCTTAGAGACCTACAGACTATGACGTATCAGCCCATGGGGCTTAGCGATGCGAGGAGCATGGAGCTAGGCTTCCAAGGATGTATGGCGTCACTGTCTAATCTCATCCCTGATCCGGGTCAGAAGGGTCAATGGAAATGCCGCCCGGCGGCGAAACAGCTCACAGCATTCGCGGGCTTTACGAACCCGGCCGCGGTGTCGGTATTCCAAGTATTCGGGGACTATATTTACGGACTTACCGCATCAACGCTGAACACGGGTTGTGATGAGCCGTTCGTTTATAAGATTTCGACGAATTCATTTTTCGCTGTATCGAATATAAACTCACAGAACGTGCCCTTCACGCTCCCCTCTACAGGGGCCTGGACGCCTCCCACGTGTGATCTTGTCGGCAGTAAGATCATATTTACCCATCCGTTGTTCCAGACGGTGCACGGGTGCTATATCGGTTATATAGATATATCTGACCAAGCTAACCCGGCTTGGTGGGCGGGGGATTTGACGGGGGTTATACAGTTCGGGAGTACAACGAAGACTCCGCCGATAACGGTTAACCAATTCTTCGGCCGGGCGTATTACGGGACAGCCAATTACCTAGTGTTCTCAGACACTACGGACCCGATAAACTGTACTGCGGGGACGCAGATTATTACTATCGGTGTGGCGCAGAACATTACGGCAGTGGCGGGCTTGCCGCTGTCGAGTCTCACGACCGGCGGCGTGTTTCAGGCGCTCATTGTTTTTATCGACACGAATTATGCATGGCAGGTGACGGGCGACGCGGCGTTGAGTACGCTGGCGATCAACCAGCTCAACGTGGCCACGGGCACCTACAGCCAAAACGCGGTGTGCACGACGCCCAACGGACTGGCGTTCATGTCGCCGGAAGGGCTGCGGTTCGTTAATTTCCAGGCGCAGATCACGCCGCCAGTGGGAGCTGATGGCGCAGGTGTGGTGACGCCGTTCTATTTGGCGAGCGTACCTTCAAGAATAAGCATGGCTTACGCCAATGACACGATACGCATAGCAGTACAGACAGCAGCGCTTACAAGCTCAGCGCCGGTCGAGTACTGGTACCACATGTCTAAGCAGGTGTGGAGCGGGCCGCATACAACGCCAACGGCACTTATTCGTGGATATGGCAGCTCATTCTATCACTCGCTTCAGGGAGTTAGCGGCAAGCTGTACCAGTCTTACGCAACGCCATATTTCACGAATACGTTTATAGAGAACGGGGAGTCCTTGACGTGGACATATCAGACTCCACTGTTACCACCTGTTAGTACGCTTGATGTGGTCCAACTTATAGAGTTGTTGTTTTGCATTGGCCAAGCATCTGCGAATTCTTACAATGTTGCGATTTATGACGAAGGGAACAACCTCCTAAACTCCCTTATCCTCCACGGCGACCCCAAGGGCGGCACGCTTTGGGGC